CGTATCCCACAGGCTTACGGACCTTCTTCCGTCCACCCTTGTATCCACTGTAGACCTCATGCCTGAAGTTCTCTTTGTCGCTCAAGCAGATGATCATGTGATCAGTGCAGTGGTTCTCCTGCAGGTCCTCTACAAGAGACATGAAGATAGCCTTGGCGTCCTTTAGGTCGGACGAGAGGGACCACACGTCGTCGCCCCAATCGATCTCCTGCTCTGCAGCAGCCGCCGCTCTGTAGAGGTATAGGTCGCCGTCAAGAAGTAGGACTGGGCGGTTCGTGCTGTTCGATGACGCTTTGGATGAACTCATCGAGCTCTCCTTTCATTATTAAGCCTTCTTTCGTTATTAGCCATTTGGTGCCGTACACGTCCTCATCGACGCACGTCGTGACCATGCCTTCGGACGCTAGAACGCCGACGTGAAACGCGGCATCTCTGGCGTATTGGCCTTTTATGGAAAACGGTTTGCGCCACGCTCGGTAGAGCACGGCAAGCATCGAGGCCATGTGCAATGCAAACGCAGCCTCTTCAGCATCCTCAATGTGTCTCAGCCCATGAAGCTCCGACTTGATATTCTGAGGAGATGGGGATGTTAAACTTGAAAGCCTCTCCGCTTTTTCTCGCCATTCCTGCAGTGATACTACTTCCGACATGCTCGGCAATCTCCTTGGTTTTGCAGGCGATCTGCACCTCGTCGTGTATCCATCCGACAATGTAAGCTTCACCTTGGGGGAACTGTTTGCGGAGCTCTCGGTCGATGTAGAGAACCCACGTCTTGCATAGGATCGCCCCTGCGCTCTGTAGAAGCTGTGAGAGGGCCTTGTGTTCACTTCTGAGGTACAGATGCCTACCATCTAGGCCTATCAGGTGGCCCCTCTGAGAGGCTGTCTGTAGGTTTCTTTTGAGACGTGCAAAGGCAGGCACTGTAGCGTCAAAGGCTTTCTTCAAGGATCGTCCTTTGTTTGGGCCGCCACCTGCGATTTCACCAATGAGCTTGTCGCCACCGCCATAGATTAAACTATAGATAAATCGCTTTGCATCATCACGCGACGACAGGCCTGCAGCATTCTGGTTGTATGTGTGGATGTCACCTTCGAGTATCTGCTTGGTGTACTCTGGATCATTTAAGAAGAACGCAAGGCACCTGAGCTCCAGACCACTTAAGTCCGAACCACAGAGGTGCCATCCGTCAGGCACAGTAAAAAGCTCACGGCACTCCTTGCCAAACGGCAGACGTGCCGCAGGCACCTGCGCCAAGTTAGGCCCTCGGTGAGCGCTGCGCCCACTGATGGTGCCCTGTGAGATGATCGTGTGCCTGATCCTACCGTCGTCGTCGGCAACCTTCATCCAAGCCTGTGGCCCTTCAGCCAGTTGGCCTATGCGCTTCTGAAGTAAGAAGAACCTCGCAAGCTTCTGAGCCTCTGGGTAATCTGTTAGGACGCCCAAGGTTGTCTCGTCGATCTGCGCCTTGCCGCTAGGTGTAAACTTATCAGGCTTCCAGTCATACTTCTGGCGCAGGCAGTGTTCGATGTGTGGGCGGCTGTTCGGATTGAAGACGACAGTGCGCTTCTTGATGAACACTTCGCCCTTCTTGTAGCCGAGCGTCTTGTTGTCTCTCTTGGGGACAAACGGCTCCTCGACGATCCACGGTGGGAACAGGTCGTATAGCTCTTCGTTAACCTCGTGCCGCTCGACAGAAAGCTTTCTATAGAGCTCCTCTGCTTTCTTGCGATCAAAGGTCCAACCGTTATTACCAATGTTATAACACACCTCAGCCATCTCGTGCTCTAGGGTGATGCAGCGGTCATCTGTCTTTTCCTGCATAAGGTACTGATAGATCGTCCCAGTCACTGCAGTGTCCTGAATGCAATAGTCGAGCATCTCCTGAGAGAACTCTTCCCATCCGTCTTCGTAGTCGCCCTTCATGCAGTGCAGGCGCAGGCCCCATGCCTTCAGGCTGTGTGAGCCCCAGAGCTTCTTTGGTAGCTCCTGCTGTGCTGCGTCGAACTCGATGATGTGAGGCTTAATGAGTTGCGACAGGATCAGGGTGTCTGTCACCTTGGGCTGACTAGGGAGCGTAAGCACCCATGGATGCAGCTTCTCGATGACTTTGCTGTCGTAACCAATCCAGTTGTGTCCGATGATTTCTTCAGCCGCGTAGAGGTCCTGAAGGCCTTCGTGTAGGTTGGCTTGGGTGAAGCTTTGGACTTTGTTTGTGTTGTCTGCGTCTCGTAGGACCAGACAGTGAATGACGGAGACGTCAGGCAATAAACCATCCGTCTCTATGTCGGCATAATACCGAGCCATAAGTGCTCTCCTCGTGGTGTGTTGTTGTGGATATTCAGTTTGTCAAAAGGCCAATGCTCAGAAATAAAAACTAAGGTTGGCCTTTCATTCTAAAACGCGAGAACCGATGAGGCATCCATGAGCCTGCCAGTCTCTTTAGTGTACTGAAGCTGACCTGCCGGGCCCACTTCGCCTGTGAAGCGGTTCTTGAGAACCACTAGATTTCTTAAGCCTGCGAGAGGCTCTTCTGTGTCGACCTCAAGACCAATGCAGGTGTCTGATAGCTGAACCAATGAGTGAGACCCACGCATTTGGCTGAGGTGTACTTTGGCACCACCCTCGTGGCCTGCCTCGCTCTGAGGCCGCTTGAGGTGAGACACCAAGACCAAGCAAATGCCAGTCTGCTGAACAAGCACTCGAAGCTCTGTCATGATCTGATCGATCAACCGCCGCTCATCTCTGACTTCACCAGTGAGGCCACTTACGAGGATCGAGACGTGATCCAAGAAGACGACCTTACAGTCTAAGGCCTTCGCCATGTACATGATGCGGTTCTTGACGGTGTCCAAGTCAGTCGACCCGAAGTGATCATACAGATACACGTCGCGCTTCGACGTGAGGTCATCGAAGGCTTCCTCGATGTCTTCTTTGGACGCTGCCTGTGGGTCAATCACAATGTTCTTGCCCATGTGCAATCCGACGAGCCCCTGCATGGTGCGCTTGGTCGTCTCTTCGAGCATCATCATGCCGACATTGTGACCCTTGCGGTGCAGATGATACGCCATCTCTCGAACCAAAGTCGACTTGCCGACACCGCTGCCTGCAGCAAGCGTCACCAGAGATGCAGGCTGCATCCCCAAGGTAATCTCATTAAGTCTTGCGTAAGGGAAATCTAGGTCGCTTACAGTGTCAGCCTCAGCAATCCTGTCGCGGAGCTCAGTTGAACTGACGATGCCGTCTGGTCGGTATTCTTTGGCCTGCCAAATGGCGTCTATGATGGCCTTGCCGTCGCCCTGCACGAGACACTCGTTGGCGTCCTTGTGAGGCAGTACAGCGATCTTAGCTTTACCGGGGGGAAGCAGTTCCGCACATTCGATGGCTGCTTGACTGCCGTGTGTATCTTGGTCGAACATGAGGATGACTTCCTCGAACCCCACGAGATAGTCGTAGTTTTGCCTTACTGCCTTTTTGGCGGCCTGTGCGCCATTCGGCAGCGACACTGTGGGCCACTTGTTGTTTTGAACTTGTGATACGGTTAAACAATCAATCTCTCCTTCTGTCACGACAACCTTCTTACCACTGGACCACAGGTGCGCTCCAAAGAGCGTCATCTGCTTTGCATCACCAGTGATCGTAAAGCGTTTGTCTTTTGTCCTTACTTTCTGAGCGACCGCATTACCTCGGTCGTCGCGGTAGTTGGCAATGTGAACAGGCTCACCGTTCATCATGCCGATCTGATAGCCAAACTTCCTGCACGTCTCTTCAGTGATCTTACGCGCAGCTAGGGCGCTGTATGACCCCTCGATGAGTGACGACGGTGTCTTTGGTGACGCTGCTGAAGATGTCGAGCCGTCTCCATCGTCGCCATAAGCGGCGCATCCGAAGCAGTAGGTGTGGCCGTCGTCGAACAGCGCGGCGTTGTCTTTTGAGCCACAGACTTCGCAAGCCAAGTGCGTCACGAAGTTACTGTTGCTCTCCTGTTGTTGCCCCATGGGCGCTTCTCCTTTGTAATTGCTTCTAAGGGAATGTAGTCGTAGGCCTTGCTCTTGGCCTGATGCTTTTCGACGGCAAGTCAGTCACATCACAGGCGGCCATAGCGCCTCTGTCGAACTGATAGAGGTGGTCCTGATAGTCAGGCAGAGCGTCACTGCAGGCTTGTTGTGATGGGAACAGTACCTTGCTCTGAAGCATTTCACCTTCGAGCGTGTATGTGAGGACCATGACGGTGTAGAAACTAAGCATCTTGAGCTTCCTTTAGCCATTCATCTGGTATGAGCTTTTGGGCGTACTGGAATCCGTGCTTTTCGCAGTACATCGCATATGTCGTGGGGCTGCCCTTGTAGAGCTTGCTTCGAGCGTTAGAGAACACGAACCTGATGTCGATCTCAGGGTGCTGCTGTTTGATCAGCAGATGTTTCGCCCTATCACCGACAGCCCAGATGCCCTTGGTCTCGACATAAAAAAAGCCCCCTAGCTTAGGGAGCTTGAAGTCTGGGGTATATCGGGTGTCTCTGGCAGGAACCGTATAGCCGATCTTGTCGGTCTCATACAGAACCTTAAGTCCGTGTTTCTCTATTTGCTCTGCTACGCGCTCCTCTAGACCCGATCTAAAAGTTAATCGCATCGTCAATGATAGCGGCGACAGGCTTCTTACTGTTGCTAGCAGCAACCACCTCTATCTCATTAGACATGTCTTCTACTACTGCCTCTGCAGGCGCAGTGTAGCCCTCGACAGCCTCGAAGCCATCAGGCTTGCCACCTTCGACCAGTGCGATAACCTGCACGGTATTCAGTTGCAGGCTGATGCCTCGTTGCTGCTTGTTGACCTCATAGGCTTTCACATTGCCATACGCCTGAAGCGTCGAGCCACCCCAGACATTCGGGATGTTTGAACCGACGATGGGGGCACCAGATGCATCAGTGTACTTTGGTGGAAACTTGGACTTCATCTTCAAGATTACATTTCCAGTTTCTTCCTCAGTATCGACAGGGATTGAAAGCTTCGATTGAGCTTCACCGGGGAAAGCATCCGCGACGACACTGTCGATTACCGACATGATCCTCTGGGCGGCCTTGGGTTCCAAGATCAACTGAAGCTTATACTCGCCGTCTGCGTTGAATGCAGTGTCAGGGCGATCTGGGTGTATCCAAGCGTAACGAGCAGTTCCAACGCCTGATACAAATGGGTTCTTTTTGTTGCTGATAGCCATCGTCTAATTCTCCTTTGTGTAGTCGATGTTGTCTTCGTCTGTGGTGAGTAGTGTGTCCCTGATGCGCTCTGGTGGTTTAGGCCACTCGACGCCCCACTTCTTCGCTCTCTCTCGAAGTTCAGGGGTGGGTTCTTCGCCTGCCAAACGACACATCTTGATGTCGGACAGAACTCTCTCGCGCGGATGCATGTGATGCTCCGATCTTGTGTATATCTAAAGGTGGACAGAATAGATTTTAACTGAAGCAGAACTCGCTGTCAGTTATGC